TGTTCTATGTAATGCACGAATTGCATGGATGGGGATGGAAACGCTACATGAAGTCCGTAAAAAGAATTAATAACTACATCAATGATATTAATTCTGGGAAAACATCATTGTCTGAAATGGTTGATGATTTGGAAAAGAAGCATCACATTCAGATTTGTGATGATTATAAGGAGCTGATTGAGAGATATGGAGCGTAAAGCTGCGCCGGTGATTTATTTACAGAATAACGGGCAGGTACTTACATGGGGAAAGTGAGGATGACAAGAGGATGGTAATAGGAAAATTAAATCCGATAAATAAAGATGATTTAAAAGTCGGAGACGTGGTTGGAGTTGCAAGAGAAGTACGGTGCGGATGGGGAACAAATTTTAGACACGTCATGGTGTATCCGGCAAAGATTGTACGCATAACTCCTAAACGAACCAAAATTGAAACCGACATTGGAGAATACGATAAACATGAAGTGTTATACAAATACGATTCCGAAGCCATAAAAGAAAGCGAAATGGCAAAGAAATTTAAGGAAATCAAAGATGGTGTATATGCCATTGAAGATTTTAAGTCGAGCCGTGGACTGAGAGTAATTAAAGACGAAGATTTAGATGCACTGTCAGAGCACATTAATGCAATTGTAGAAGTTTTGAAAAGATATGGAAAGTGAGGACACAATGACAGAACAGGAAAAGAAGGAACTTTTAGATGAACTAGAAAAACGTATGGATGAGAAATACAAAGGTTGTCCGGGATATAATACGTTGAGCCTAATGCTGAGAGGAAGTGAAGTAAATGAGTAAATCAGTATTAGTGATAGATACACCGGAGAATTGCCATGATTGCCCGTTCGGAACTGCATACTGCGGCGAACTTGAATATGAGGGTTTGTGTGAATTAGCTGACTGTTTAGACTGCGTTGAAATTCTGATAACAGAAGAACATTATGATTGTGAAAGCAAATCAAGACCTAAATGGTGTCCATTGAAGCCATTGCCGGAGAAAAAAGAGTATATCGTTCCGAATGACAATGTAGAATCACAAAAAGATATTATTGCGGTTGGTTGGAATGCCTGCTTGAGAGAAATTACAGAAACAAGCGATGAAAACAAGCGATAAAAAGTAAGCGATAAGAGGTGGAGAAATGATTATTTTAACTGGAAAAATCGTGTTTGTAAAGACACAGGAAGAATATTTGAGTGTTCTGAAAATGGCAAAGCTTCAGGGATTCACATGGGCGAGAGTAAACCATTTAAACCCTGTCGAAATTCCAATTCCAAACATATTGAATTTTTACGACAGTAAGATTGTTACTTACAACTATGTTGAAAAGACAGTGTATGAAGCATCCGAAATCGTCGAAGATGAAGAAAAAATCAAGGATGCAGTAAAACTTGTCAGAACGTTCGCTAAATACCCAGACAGAACAGCATTGACGGATGCATTCATTGAATCGTTGAAGCTGCTCACAGACGCTATAGAGAGTCAGATGGAAGAGGTGAAGTAGATGGAGAGATTAACAGAAAAGCAACGACATATTTTACAACAAAAGCTTTGTGATATGAAAAGACGTTGCTATAATCCAGAAGAAAAATTTTATAAAGATTATGGTGGACGTGGCATTAAAGTTTGTGACGAGTGGATGGATAAAAAAGAAGGACATGGCAATTTCCAAAAATGGGCAGTTGAAAATGGATGGGAAGAAGGGCGCAGCATTGATCGAATAGACGTAAATGGAAATTACGAACCTAGTAATTGTCGGTGGGCAACACCAGAAGAACAGGCGAACAATAGAAGAAATAATAATTATGTAACGATAAACGGGGTAACAAAAACAACTTCTGAATGGGCAAGACAAATTGGAATTTCACAAAATGCTTTTACAGGCAGAATCAATAGTGGATGGACGGGAGAAGAATTATTAAAGCCCAAATTTAAGCCTTTAAAAATGTCTAAAGCAGAAATGGCAAAAGAAATTAGAGCGTGGAGAAACTTAGAAGAACAGGGCTTGCTTGTGAGATTGCCGTGTAAGGTTGGAGATACGGTATGGGATAACGATTTTGGATATCCGGAACCGTATGAAATAAAAGCATTTTCATATGGATATTGCGATAGTTATGTTGAGCCAGATATAGAAGATCAAATTATATTTTACTATGAAAATTATAGTGGTTCAATAGCAGTAGCTTTTCCAATGAGTGAGCTTGGTAAAAACGTATTCCTCACTCGTGAAGAAGCTGAGAATAAGTTGGAGGAGATGAAACATGAATAACAAACCCACACCAGACATAACGCCAAACCTTGCTATATCAGCATACCGCGTATTGCAGCAATATTGTACTGGGCAGCCAGTGGATTGCAAAGGCTGCGGATTCTACGAACACTGTCCAGAATGTTTTCGGGGCATGCCATGTGACTGGAACTTAAATGAAGAAGGTGAAGTAAATGAATCTTAGAAAAGCTACACTAACTGATTATGGAGTGCCGCCGGATGATATACCGACATTACAAAGTCACTTGCGGAATCTTAGCGAAAGCGATAAATACAATCTGCTGCAGGTATCTATCAAATATGCACCCGGAATCGAATCACAAATCTATGACAGCATCGTGAACAGCATCGGCTATCGGACAATGGAGAAGATCAGGACGGTTCCTGCAACAGAAAATGACTTTTATGGCTACAAACGCAAGGTCATGGCGGAATACTATCATCTGGCCAAATTGATTGGCAGACTTTAAAAAAACTTAAAAATTTATAAAAGTGGTAGAGAGCTAAATCTCCCCAGTGTGGTATTATATTTGTATATAACTGCTATACTGGGGACTTTTTTGAATTCAGAAAGGATATGATTGGATGTTGATAGGATGGCAAATGAGAAAAATTTAATACCAAATTCTGAACGAACTCCGAGCGAACTCCGAGAAATAACAAAAAAAGGCGGTATTAAGTCGGGAGAAGTGCGCCGTCAAAAAAAGACCCTTTCTGAATTAGCAAAAATGATAGCTGAGAACCCTGCTCCGACTGCTGCAAAGAAGAAACTCACAAAAATGGGAATATCTGATGAGGATGCAAATAACAATGCCTGTATTGTAGCTGCCGTATATAATAAAGCCATCAAAGGAAATATGCAGGCAGTGGACAAATGGGAACAGTTGGTAGCCGTATCAAAATCAGACGAAAGCAAATATGAGCTTCCTGCCAGAGTACTTGGTAAGGCATTCGTGGATATTAACCGGCAAATCAAGCCTAATATCGAATATGTATTCGAGGGTGGTCGAGGCGGTCTGAAATCTTCATTCGTAGCTTTTAAGATTGTTGAACTTATTAAGAACAATCCTCAGATGCACGCCTGCATTACAAGACAGGTGGCCGGTACTCTGAAAGATTCCGTATATGCTAACATGAAATGGGCTATCAACGAACTTGGACTGATGGAAGAATTTGAATGTAAGGTGTCGCCGCTTGAAATCAAATATATTAAGACGGGGCAGACAATATACTTCCGTGGTCTGGACGATGAAACCAAGCTGAAATCCATTAAGCCGGAATTTGGCTACATTGGAATCCTCTGGAAAGAGGAAAAAGATCAAATGAAGGGAGATGCTCAGGAACGTTCTGTTAATCAGTCAGTGCTTCGTGGTGGCGACGAGTCCTATGATTTTTCATCGTATAACCCACCAAAATCAAAATCAAACTGGGTAAACAGGATTAAGCTCATGCCTAACCCAAAAAGAGTTATCCATCATTCGAGTTATCTGGAAGCTCCGGCGGAGTGGCTCGGACAGAAGTTTATTGACGATGCAGCACATCTGAAAGAAATCAATCCAGAAGCCTATGAACATGAATACCTGGGTGTCCCGAATGGTGACGGCGGAAACGTATTTGAGTATCTGGAAATCAGAGATATTACAGACGAAGAGATCAGCCACATGGACCGCATTTTCGCTGGTGTAGATTATGGATGGTACCCGGATGCCTTCTGCTATCTCCGAACTTATTATGATTCTGCCAGAGAGAAGATATATCTGATTGACGAGCTGTATGTAAATAAATGGAGCAACTCTAAGACTGCTGATTGGATCAAGAAAAAAGGCTATGACGATTACACAATGATATGTGATTCTGCGGAACCTAAGTCTGTGAATGACTTCCGGGATGCCGGACTTCCTGCAAGAGGAGCAATCAAAGGACCGGGAAGTATCGAGTATGGTTTCAAATTCTTACAGACAAAGACTATAGTCATTGACCCGAAGCGAACACCGAACGCATATAAAGAAATCACAGAATATGAGTACGATCGGGACAAAGAGGGAAATGTAATAAGTGGTTATCCTGACGGAGATGATCATGCAATCTCGGCACTTAGATATGCTTATGAGCCGTTGTTTAACAGGAGAGGTTACAGTGCATAATGGGACTTATAACAACACTAAAAAGGTGGTTTAATATGATATTCAAAAAACAAGCCGAAGAGGACTTCAACATTCAGGCAGCAGAATTTCCAGAGATGGAATCGCTGATTAACCGGTGTGCGAACATTTACAGAGGTACGCCGGAATGGCTGGATGATAAGAATAATATCAAGACGATCAATTTTGCTAAATCTGTCTGCTCAGAAACAGCTCGGCTCGCAACGCTGGCGATCGGCATTCAGATAGACGGTTCTGCAAGGGCTACGTGGCTACAGGAACAGATCGACAAGGTATATTTTCAAATCCGTCACTGGGTAGAATATGGCTGTGCTTATGGAACAGTATTTATTAAGCCAAATGGTGAAAGCATTGACGTATTTACTCCGGCAGATGTGATGATCGTGGACTATGATAATCAGGAAATTAAGGGAATCATATTCAAGGATTCTTATACTGTTGGACGGAAATACTATACACGGCTTGAATATCATAGATTTGTTGAGACTACCGTGGATGGCGTGACGACCTATCCGTACTACGTTTCTAATAGAGCCTATGTGTCAAAATCCCCTCAGTCAATCGGTGATAAGATTGACCTTAAACAGACCAAATGGGCTGACCTTATGGCAGATACGCCGCCGATTCTCAAGGCAAATGGAGAGAAGCTGGACGGGCCTCTGTACGGAGTACTGCGGACGCCGCAAGCGAATAACGTGGATATTAATGCACCATTGGGATTGCCGATTTTTGCCGAAGCTATCGAGGAGTTAAAAGACCTCGACATTGCATACAGCCGTAATGCCGGAGAAATATTTAATTCTCAGAAGATTGTTCTGGCAGATGATAGACTGCTGATGCCAAGCGGTACGCCTGTATCAGCCATGTCGCCACAAGGTATGGAGAACAGGCGAAATGAGATGAAATTGCCGCACTTTGTCAAGAATGTATTCGGACAGGACGAGAAAGAGTTTTACCAAGAAATCAATCCGCAACTCAACACGGATACCCGCATAAGTGGCATAAATGCCCTTTTAAGCCAGCTGGGGTATAAGATTGGATTCTCCAATGGGTATTTTGTTTTCAATGAATCTAGCGGCATTCAGACAGCTACAGGAGTAGAAGCAGAACAGCAGAGGACAGTCCAGTTTATCAAAGACGTTCGAGACAAACTGGAATCCTGTCTGAACGAAGTAATCTACGCACTGAACGTTTACGCTGACCTGTACGGGCTTGCACCTGTCGGAGCTTACGAGGTCAATTATGATTTCGGGGACATCCTGTATGTACGTGAAAATGACCGTGCGAGATGGTGGCAGTATGTGACTACTGGCAAGGTTCCGGCATGGTTGTATTTTGTAAAATTTGAGGGAATGACTGAGGAAGAAGCGAAAGCAATGGTTGAAGAAGCCCAGCCAGACGAGCCAACATTATTTGGAGAGGAGTAAAAAGATGGCAGATAAACCAATAACAAGGGAAGAAAAATATCTTGCGTACTTGACAGGCGATTACACGGGCGAACTCCCAAAGCCAATCACAAGAAAAGAGAAGTATTTATACGAATTATGTTTGAAAGGAATAGGCGGTGAGATTTCGCCAGAAGAAATCAAAGCCGCAGTAAATGAGTACCTTGAAAAGAATCCAGTCAAGCCCGGAGCCACGACAGAACAGGCACAACAGATCGAGCAGAACAAGACGGATGTTGCTTCGCTAAAGGAAGATATATCCAACAAGATCACAAAATTCTATGCATCGAATCAGGGTGAAGCTCATATTACTGATTCTGATAATGGAAAGATTCAAGATATGATGCTATATGGCAAATCATCACAGGATGGAACGCCAACGCCAGAGAATCCAGTTGAGATTAAGAGCGTGGTGAATCCTACAGTTAAAGTAACAAATGAAGATGGATTAAAGGTTCAATCTGTTACGCTTAACAATGTCACCCTTAACGCAATTCCAGTTTCAAGTGGTGGTAACGTCACAATCGACGGAAAGCAGTATATTGCGGATTACGTGGATGTGGAGAGGGGAAAGTATGTTCAAATGATACAGACAGACAAAGTTCAAAGCAACATAACGTGGAACATCCAGAAGCAACAAAAAGGGTATTCGCTTGGGTATACAGGTTTATACAAAAATGGTATACCAACGAATAAACCCGGAATGGGGAAGACATGGAAAAGCAATGTAGGAGATTCATCGGGTGCATGGAGTAATGCTTTTTCGTTTGGACGAAGTGATGTATTCTGGATTGTCCCATACAAGAATGACGGAAATATTACATCGAACGATATTAATGCATGGCTTGTGGAGCATCCAATGGATATAATGTATCCACTTGTAGAACCCATCGAAACCGACCTAACACCAGAAGAGAATGAAGCATTTAAGGCACTTGTCACCAACTACCCAGTAACCAACATCAGCGTCACATCCGACCAGTTAGAAGGATATACAGTATTTAACTATCCGATTAGTATGGCTAATGGATGGAACTATGTAAAACAGCAGTTAAACGACAACCGAGATTATATCTATGATATGGACTTACAATCAGCAGAAGCCTATGTCAACAGTGAATACGCAGTAGCACTTACAGAATTGGAGGTGTGATTATGTTATATAGAACATTACTGAAACTTAAAGAAAGAAATGGACTGACAGATGATTTGAAAAATAAGATTGATATTTTCTTTGCAACGGGAAGGATTACAGAGGAACAGTACAATGAGCTGATGGATGTTAATAAGGAAGAAGAACCGAAATCAGTAACTAATTAACTAAAGGAAGCTTTAGTTAACCAACAAAAAACCAAAACATGTACCACGACTTTTGACGAAAGAGGTGATATACTATGCTTAGTCCTGAATATTTACGCCGGATAACAGAGGGCAGCGAACAGATTGCGGAAGAACTGCATCAGTATATCATATTCGAGATCGTGTCAAGGATGATGGCAAGAATTGGCAGAGGTGAGGATTATATTCTGACCAATGCTGATGCGTGGAGAATCAGAACGCTACAGGAATCCGGCGAACTGCTAGAGGACATTCTAGCGGAATTATCCAGATACACTAAACGTGAACAGCAGGAACTTCTTGAAGCGTTTGAAGATGCCGGAATCACTGCGATGGACTACGATGATAAGGTATATAAGGCGGCAGGATTAAGCCCTGTACCGCTCGAACAATCCCCGGCTATGATAAGGCTCATGGAACGGAATATGCTTGCGACTATGGGTGAGTGGAAGAACTTCACGAGAACAACTGCAAGTGCCGCTCAGAGGCTTTATATTGATCAATGCGACCTTGCATACAATCATGTAATGACTGGGGCAGTTGGATATACGCAAGCCATCAAAGAAGCAGTTAATAACGTTGTGAGTGATGGTGTTACTGTCACATATCCATCCGGCAGAAAAGATACAATTGAAACAGCGGTTGCACGCTCTGTCAGAACTGGCGTGGCTCAGGCTACTGGAGATATATCCCTCAAACGCATGGAAGAAATGGGCTGGGATTTAGTTCTGGTCAGTGCTCACATGGGAGCCAGAACAGGTGACGGCGGTGAGAACCCGGGAAATCACTCATGGTGGCAAGGCAAGATATACTCTCGTTCTGGCAAGAGTAAGAAATTTCCGCCGTTCTCATTGACCGGATACGGAACGGCAAGTGGACTGTCAGGGGTCAACTGTCGGCATAGTTTTGGGGCAAGCGACGGAGAATTTAATCCTTATGCAGGATTATCAGCACAGGACAAAGCCAACAAAGGTAAACAGTACGAAAAAGAACAACGACAACGTACTTATGAGCGGAGAATTCGCAAAACAAAGAGAGAGGTTCTTGGACTACAAGCAGGAGTTGACAATGCACCAAATGAAAAGGCAAGGTTCGCACTCCAACAAGATCTTGACCGGAAGTCTTATCTTTTGCAGAAACAAAATGCTGCATACAAAGATTACTGCAAGCAGAACGACCTGAAGGAACTGAAAGACCGGCTCATGATCGCTAAGTGGAATCGTCAGAACGCCGCAAAAGCCAGAGGAGCGGCAAAACGATATAAGACAGCAAAGGGGATTGACTGATGGATAGATGGGAATATTTCAATCCTAATCCTGTTAAGGACAAGAGAACGGGAGATTGCGTTGTCCGGGCAATATGCAAGGCGACCGGATTCGACTGGGAAACAGTATTCGCCGGATTAATGGTACAGGCGTGTACTCTGTCAGATATGCCATCGGCTAATTACGTTTGGGGAGCGTATCTCTATAAGCATGGATACAGACGCAAGCTAATTGAACAGTCAGAACGATATATCTATACAGTCAACGACTTTTGCGCAGATCATCCGACAGGCACATACATTCTCTGCATAGATGGTCATGTAGTGACGGCACAGAATGGAAAATATTTCGATACATGGGATTCCGGAAATGAGATCCCGGTATATTACTGGGAAAAGGAGAATAAATGAGCATATCAGAATTTGTACAGATTTTTCTCTCTATCTGCGGAGGGGTGTCCATTGTTGGAGGGGCGGCAGCTGTAATCTTTAAGTGGATTACTCCAGCATTCCGACTTAATAAACGAGTAGAGACACTGGAAGAACATGACAAACGAGATTACGAGAGCCTTCGGAGAATCGCAGAACGAGATTCATTAATTCTGGAAGTGTTATCAACCATGTTGGACAGTCAGATTAGTGGAAATAACGTCGAAGAATTAAAAAAAACAAAACAGAAGCTTACAAATTATCTTGCACAGAATCAGCGCTAATTGCATTAATAAGAGGTATGCTCATGAAATTATATGTATTCACAAAGAAAGACATAGACAGATTCTTAATAGAGTGTAATTTTACACCGGATGAAGAAATGCTGTTCCGGCTGAGATGTAAGGAATATACACTCGAATACTGCGCTGAACAGATGAACGTGAGTATATCCACGGCGAAGCGGTTAAGCCGGAGGGTGAACAATAAAATAATTAAAGTGTGCTGATACTTTTTAGACACTAATTAGAGCCAGAAACGAACTGTTTCCGGTTCTTTTTTATGCAAAAATATAATCAGAAAGGCGGTGCATAAGATGGCATTATATAACAATCCTTATCAATATAGCTTCGGCGTTCCGGGACAGATGAATCAGTTCCAGCAGCAGCCTGTCCAGATGTCAGCTCAACCAGTACAGCAACCCCAACAGAACAACAATGGCATCCTGTGGGTATCTGGCGAAGTTGGTGCAAAATCCTATCTGGTAGCACCCGGCACAAGCGTCCTGCTGATGGACAGTGAAAGCGAAAAGTTCTACATAAAATCCACAGACGTTTCTGGTATGCCACAGCCATTACGGACATTTGAATACCATGAAATAGGCACTCAGATGCCACCTAAACAGCCTGCTCAGAACATGGACAATAAATATGTCACCAGACAGGAATATGACGATTTAAAGGCCAAATGTGACGCTATAGCAAACCGATTAAATTCATTTTCTGAACCTGTTAGGGCTAATACCGTACAGGAATCAGCGACCAAGGGAGGAAATGCAGATGAGTAATCCATTATTTAACGCACTTGGCGGTGGGATGCCGCAGGGAAATGGACCAATGCAGATGATACAGCAGTTTATGCAGTTTAGGCAGAATTTTAAGGGGGACCCGAAAGCAGAAGTTGAGAAGATGCTACAGTCTGGACGGATTTCTCAGCAGCAACTTAATCAGGTCCAACAGATGGCAGGACAATTCCAACATATGTTGAAAAGAATGAAATAGTACATTGCAATCTGGCCAGATTGATGTAAATACAAAAAAGGAGTTTTTATTATGGATGGAAATTATAGTTTAGCAGATATTGCCGCTGCTACTGGAAATGGTAGAAATAATGACGGCATGTTTGGCGGAGATGGTAGCTGGTGGATTATTGTTTTATTCATTTTTGCTTTCTTCGGATGGGGAAACAACGGATGGGGCAATAACGGCAATGGCGGCGGATATGCAGCCACGGCAGCTACTCAGGCGGATATTCAGAGAGGATTTGACAATTCCGCAGTAATCAGCAAACTTGACGGAATCAATAGCGGCCTGTGTGATGGCTTCTATGCCATGAATAACGGTATGCTTACCGGATTTAATGGAATCAACACAAACATCATGCAGACCGGCTTTGGCATCCAGCAGGCTATTAATGCCGATACTGTAGCGAATATGCAGAATACCAATGCGCTCCAGGCACAGCTTGCAAACTGCTGCTGTGAAACAAGGGAAGCAATCCAGGGCGTAAACTACAATATGGCACAGAATACCTGTGCATTGCAGAACACCATGAACAGTAACACAAGAGACATTATTGACAGTCAGAACGCCGGAACAAGAGCAATTCTTGATTATCTGTGCAACGAGAAGATTTCCAACTTACAGGCTGAAAACAATGATCTCAGACGTGCTGCTTCTCAGGACCGCCAGAGCGCACTTCTCACAACTGCAATGGCTTCTCAGACACAGCAGCTCATTAATGCGATCAATCCGGCACCGATTCCGGCATATCAGGTTCCTAACCCGAACACATATTACGGATGTGGATGCAACACTGGATGTAATTGCTGATAACTTCATATCGAGAGTATCTTTCGATTGATTCGAATGTCGGCTTATGCCGTATTACACAGAGGGGCAGGCTGAGACCTGTCCTTTTGTGATATGAAAGGAGTATTTTTATGGCAGAATTTACAAATGTAGCTGCTCAGACTGTAGCAGCAAATGGAAACGTAGTATTTTCAAACACAGCAGTCAAAGGTTCTAACTGTATTCAGCACAGAGAGGGAAGCGGAATCATTACCCTGAGAGGGCTTACTAACCAGTGTAAAGCGAGATTCTTTGTGGATTTTTCCGGTAATATCGCAATTCCAACAGGCGGTACTGTCGGAGCTATTTCTCTGGCTATTGCAATTTCTAGTGAGCCGGTTCTTTCTTCACAGATGATTTCCACACCGGCAGCAGTAGACCAGTATAACAATGTGTCCACGGGCATCTATATTGATGTACCTCGCGGATGTTGCGTTAATATCGCAGTAGAGAACACAAGCGACCAGGCAGTATCTGTTGCGAACGCAAATATTGTCGTGACTAGAGAAGCGTAGGAGGTGTGATTATGAGAGATATTAAAGACTTATGCGCAAGAATTGAAGACGAGCTGTCCAAAATCGCTGACAATGGACTGACCACCGGAAATCTGGAAATGACATACAAACTGATTGATATGTACAAAGACATAAAGAACACGCAGTACTGGGACAAGAAAGTGGAGTACTATAACACTGTCCTTGATGAGATGCGTGGCGGATACAATGACGATTACAGCGAACGCGGAAGAAAGCGCGACAGCATGGGGAGATACAGCGCAAATGACGGCAGAATGATGCCGGATTATGACCGAGGCAGTTCTTATGCCAGACGTGGTGAGCATTATGTTAGAGGACATTACAGCCGCTCTGACGGACGAGATGCTTATGACGACTATATGACACAGAAACAGAGCTATCGTTCCGGCAAGTCTGAAGACTGCAAAAGAAAGATGCTCGCCGCATTGGAAGAACATCTGGACGAACTTACAACAGAAATGAGTGATATGTCCAAGGATGCAGAGTGCCGGGAAGAACGTGATCTTGTCAAGAGATACGTAGAAAAACTCCGTGATATGCTCTAAAAACACAAAAGTGGTAGAGAGGTAGTTAAAAGAAATCTGTTATAATGTAATTGTGCAGCAGGAAGCACAAGTAAAACGGTTGTTTTTGACATTTTCGTTTTAATCCTCCTTTCTTTAATTTAGTAGCTGGTACGCACGCTTTAACGGAAAGTTGAACAGGTTCGAATCCTGTCGTGCGTATTTGCCATCTGGCACGCAAGATGGCTCACCTCCTTGATTAAGGTTTTTGTTATTCATACTTTTCTTTTAAAAAAGAAATAAATATCCGAAACAACTCGTGGCAGGCATGACACGTTAAACACCTTGCTAACCCGGGAATCCGGGTTATGTGGAATGTACGCTAGTGGAAAACTGACAGAGTCGCACTCTGGTCTCCGGTTCGATTCCGGGCGCTCCGCTTTAATCCGCTTAGAGTTAAGCTGTTTGTATACAGGTGGTCTATGTCTCAGGTGGATTTACGCTATAGCGAAAGAAGTGAAATTCACCCCAGTTTCTTTTTTAGAGGGTTGGCCGTTATAGGCGGCATGGAATGTAGCTCAGTGGTAGATCGCACTGTAAATGTGAGGTCGCAGGTTCGATTCCTGCCTTTCCGATTACCTTGCCAGTGGTCTAACTGGCTTAATCCATTTACCTGCGGCGGCAGGTCAATAAACACGACCAGGAGGATGTTATGCAGAAACTTATTGACACTTTAAAATCATTTGGAATTGAAATCCCGGAGGATAAACAGGCAGATGTAAAGAAAGCACTTTCTGAGAATTACAAGAATACAAAGGAAGTGGCGAAAACTCTGTCGAAAGTCGAGGGTGAACGCGATAACTGGAAAGAACGCGCTGAGACAGCAGAGGAAACCTTAAGAGGCTTTGATGGTATCGACCCGACAAATATTAAAAGCGAGTTAGAGACTTGGAAACAGAAAGCGGCAGATGCAGAGAAAGAATTCAATGCAAAAATCTACGACCGTGATTTCTCAGATGCTCTGAAAGCGGCACTCGACGATGTTAAATTTTCAAGTGAAGCTGCAAAGAAGTCTGTTATGGCAGACATTAAAGAAGCAGGTCTTAAGCTGAAAGATGGTAAAATCCTTGGATTAAATGACCTGATCGAACAGATGAAGCAGTCTGACGCATCCGCTTTTGTAGATGAATCTCAGCAGCAGGCTCAGCAGAACCAGGCAAGATTTACCACTCACGTTGGACAGCAGCAGACACCGGGAAGCATGACAAAGAAAGATATCGAAGCGATCAAAGACCCGTCCGAGAGACAGGCTGCAATTGCTCAGAACATCCAGTTATTCCAGTGATTTTTTACACCGACTATACGACAGAGTATAGCCACTAACCCAATGCCTTAATAATTATGGGTAGAAAGGATTTTTATATGGCAGCAAAAGCTAATCTTATTATGAATAATGATATTCAGGTCACAGCACGTGAGATTGACTTTGTAACCAGATTCGAAAGAAACTGGCAGCACTTACGTGACATTCTGGGTATCATGAGACCTATCAAAAAACAGCCGGGTGCTGTACTCAAGTCCAAATACGCAGAGGGTACTTTACAGAGTGGAAAAGTTGGTGAGGGCGAGGAGATCCCTTACAGCAAATTCGTTGTAAAAGAAAAGAACTATGCGGAAATGACTATCGAGAAGTACGCAAAGGCTGTGTCTATCGAAGCAATCAAGGATCACGGTTATGAGAACGCCGTTCAGATGACTGATGATGAATTCCTTTTCCAGCTTCAGACTGATGTTACTAGCAGATTCTATGACTATCTGAAAACCGGCACACTTACTTCCACAGAAACTACTTTTCAGATGGCTCTGGCAATGGCTAAAGGTCGGGTTGAGAACAAATTCAAACAGATGCACAGAAATGTGACTGGCGTTGTTGGATTTGCCAATATTCTGGACGTATATGAATACCTTGGAGCAGCTGAGATTTCTATTCAGAACCAGTTCGGATTCCAGTACATGAAAGATTTCATGGGCTTCAATACTATTTTCCTGTTATCCGACAGCGAGATCCCGAGAGGAACAGTTATTGCTACGCCTGTTGAGAACATTGTTCTGTACTATGTAGACCCGAACGAATCTGACTTTGCAAGAGCAGGACTTGTATACACTGTATCTGGCGAAACAAACCTGATCGGATTCCATACGCAGGGCAACTACCACACAGCAGTGTCCGAAGCGTTCGCAGTTATGGGGCTTACTCTTTTTGCGGAGTACATTGACGCAATCGCAGTAATCACCATTGATGAGACACCAACACTTGGTACTCTGACAGTAACATCTGCGGCAGGAACAGTAACTGGTGATACAAAAATCACTGTAAATCCGGCTAAGGAAAACTCCAACAACGTATACAAATACAAAGTTGCAACAGACGCAGTAGCTGTTGGATATGGACAGAACCTCAGGAACTGGACTTCTTGGGACGGAAAAGCTGACATCAAGGCGGCAACCGGACAGAAGATCACAGTAGTTGAGTGCGATGGAACATACAAGGCACTGAATGCCGGAAGTGCGAGCGTAACAGCAAAATCATAAACACAGGAGGTAACTGGCATGGCTTATGCAGATTATAAATTCTATACAGAATCATTCGGCAATGTCGTGCCAGAATCCGACTTTCCACGGCTGGCAGAAAGAGCCAGTGATTTTGTGGACACAATGACATTTGACAGGTTGGTGGATGGACTGCCAGAAAATGAACGCTCACAGAAGCGCATCAAAAAGGCGGTCTGTTCATTGGCTGAATTAATGTATCAGATTGAGCTTGCTGAAAAGAATGCTATCAATCAGGCATCGGCAAATGTAACCGACATAAATGTCGGGAACATCTCAACAGGCATTGTAACATCTGTATCTTCTGGCAGTGAATCCTTCTCTTACGCAACACCTCAACAGATTGGGGCGAGTGCAAAAGAATGGAGCGCGGTATATGCCGCCGCCGGAGATGCGCAGAAAACGAACGACTTACTCTTAAAGACGGCTTTGCCGCTTCTGATGGGAGTAAGGACGGATGATGGCATACCGATTTTATATGCAGGATTTCAAGGTTGATATCTTAGGCTCTGAATGGAGCGTGAAGTTCGGGAACAAGAAACAATATCCGAGTCTGACAAATGCAGATGGCTATACTGATTTATCAACACGGGAAATTGTGGTTGATGACATGGAGACATCGCAGGGACAGATTGGAGTAAAAGCAGACCTTAAAAGTTATCAGAAGCAGGTTATTAGGCACGAAATCATCCACGCATTTCTGATGGAATCTGGACTTGATTCTAATTCAAATAGTGCTGACAGCTGGGCTACAAACGAAGAAATGGTTGACTGGTTTGCTATTCAGTCACCAAAAATTTTTAAAGTATTCAATGAACTTAAATTGATGTGAGGTGATAATAATGGACATTACAACATTAGGCTCATGTATAGCAATCGTTATGATTTGCTACATCGTAGGAATGGGCTGTAAGGCATCAAAAAGAATCTCTGATGAATGGATTCCGGTGATCATGGCGGTTATTGGTGGGATTCTCGGAGCGGTCGGAATGGGCGTTATCCCAGATTTCCCGGCATCGGATTATATCACGGCAGTTGCAGTCGGTATGTTTAATGGATTGTCGGCCACTGGCGTGAATCAGGTTATTAAGCAAAGTATTATGAAAGAGTGATTTTATGGGTGGACGTGGTGGAAGCAGTGGATTAAACAACGAGAAGCCAGTTTCTAAGTTAATGTCAAAAGTATATTTCAACTCTGCAAAGAAAAGTGACGCACTCAGAGGAAGTGAAATTGTCAAGAAAGACAATAAACTCGAGAAGGTCATTAATTCAGAAAACACTAGCTATTTTAAGTCAATCAAGACAAAGAGTGAAGCAGTAAAGACAATGAATTATATAAATGACAGATTGAGTGAGAGTAAAAGGAAAATCGCAAAACTTGGAAGTGCAGAGGCGTTATTTAAAAATCAAAGACTTGCTATAGAACATCGAAAATTAGTCAATGCCAGTACAGCCATGAGAGATGAATTGCACAAATTTTCAAAGGCTTCTGAAAAAGGCGATACAAGTGCTTTGCACGATACAAGCCGTACTACCACCACTTATGACAGAGCCAGAAAGCGCAGAATGAAAAACTTTGATTCGTGGTTCTTTGGAAGTGGAAAGAAGTAATCTATGGCAAACCGAGAGACGAGTATAGCTTACGAAAATCTAAACCGCCGTATCTTTCCCGGCGTTGGTGAATACGGCATACCGCAGTTAGAACCGGAATTATTCGAGGGTAACTGTGAGTTTGTCGGATTCAATTACGCAAGAGGTAAATGCAGTAATCCAGAAGGGAAAGCGGTTCATTTCTTCCTGGATGATTACCAGTTTGACGCATTATGGAGGAATCCAGACAGATATGTTGATAAGCTGAGCCAATTCCGGTATGTTCTAACACCGGATTTTAGTACCTACACCGATTTCCCAAAAGCTATCCAGATTTATAATCATTATCGCAAACATTGGATTGGCGCATATCTGCAAGAATATGGTTGCAATGTAATTCCGGCAATCTCATGGAGTACGCCAGATTCTTACGATTGGTGTTTTGACGGTGAGCCAGAGGGCGGAACGGTTGCGGTAAGTTCGGTTGGATGCATGAACAGTTTAGGCAAAAAACGCCTATTCTTATCTGGCTATAATGCTATGATTGAACGATTGCATCCAGAAAGTATTATTTTCTACGGAAAAGTCCCGGAAGAGTGTAAGGGTAATATTGTTAGAATTAAGGCATTTTCTGACAAATTTAACGAGGTGAAGTGTAATGGGTGGTAGAGGCGGCACAAGCGGTTTCGGAAGTGGAAGTGTTGTCATACATAAGCAAGCCGAGCCAAACAAACAGGGCTATTCCTATTATATGACTGGAACAAGAAATGTAATATCGAACTGGGACGATGAGGGTAATTATCATGCCAAGGGAATCTCCAAGAAAGAGGATGTTAGACAACGCTTTGACAGCGTAGAAGAAGCCATTAAATACGCAAAGAAGAACAGATATAAATATTTAAAACTGTAAAAAGGAGGGTATCATGTATGAAAAAACAGTGACGATTTTCAATTATTACGAAAGCAAAACGACTGGAGATGCGTACTGGTATCCTCATGTTTTATCTGGCGTCGACCTCGTTACCGACAAAGGAGCAATCCTTAAAAAGTACGGGCCAGACGCAACAGACAACGCACAGTTGCACGTACGCTATACCGCCCAGAATGGCGATATAACAATTATTGACAAGGATGTCAAGATTCTCCCATGGGTACCGCCTAAGGAGTGGAAAAGACAGATTAACAACGCTCTGGAGGATACTATTACATTCTCAGATGAATCATTCTTCTGGGAGGGTGAGTGGACTGGTGGAACGGTATCTGATGGTGATTATCGGAATGGATTCTACCAGTACATGAATGAGAACAAGGACAACGTGTTTAAGATTACCAGTGTAGGCGGTCCGTATACGCTGATTCCACATTTTGAGATTCTGGGTAAGTAATATGAGTAAGATTCATCATTTCAAAGGATTCTCCATAGTCGATGGAGATATGAAAATCAAGCTGAATATGGACAGGTTTTCCAGACAGTATCAAGAAGCCCAGTATCTCCTTGACGGAATGGTTATGGACAGCATGGTTCCATTTATGCCAATGATTACCGGAAATTTTATCAATCGGACAAGAGTTGAGAGTACATCTTTGCAAGGAACTGGGAAAGTATGCGCGGCGGCGGCTCCTTATGGGCGTTTTCTGTACGAGGGGAAAGGAATGGTTGATGAAGCAACTGGAAGTCCCTACGCAAGACGTGGAGCAAAGAAAGTTCTCGTTAGTCAGTTTTCTGGCCGGACAGCCGCAAAGGAAAATCTTGAATACACCAAACAGGCTCACCCACGGGCACAGGCAAAGTGGTTTGATGCCGCTAAACGGCAATATGGTGACACATGGGTTCGCAAAGTAAAAGCACAGGCAGGAGGTGGCAGGCATAGCAGATAAACCTATCGGAAAAGACGCAACCGGATACGAAATTCTGACAGATGCCATGAAAGCACTTCTGAACCAGTATCCGGGACTGTATGAAAATGAAACAATCAAGTTTGAAGAACTTGGCAAGGAATCAGGAATTGCGTTCTCGGCAGATAATGGAGCTTTGATTTATTCAGAAAAAGAAGATGTTTGTGGCGTAATGCACCAGGTATGCCAGTACCCATTTTACGTGGTATATCGCACAGCATCCGACAAGGAAAGGCAGAAGCTATCCGTTCAGAAGTTCCTAGATAATCTCGGTAAATGGATATGCCGAGAACCAGTTATCATAAATGGCTCTGAGACACGTTTAAATGCGTTTCCTGAGCTTTCTCAGGGGCGAGTGATAAAACGTATCACCCGTGATAATTCCTATGGTTTAGAACCACAGGAGAGTGGTGTACAGGATTGGTTATTACCATTAACGGTACGCTACGAAAATACTTATGAAGTAATATAACAAGTAACAGCCAGCTATCAATCGGAGATAGTTGCTAACCTACACAGCCTTTTAAAAGTTATAGGCAGAAAGGACATTTCTATGGCAGTTACAGGCAAAATTGACCGTAAATATATGGCTCATTATATCGATGCAGGTTCTCTCTGTGGAGGACTGACACCGAAGTATGAACGTCTTGGAAAAGATCTGGAAGAGTACAATGTTGAACTCAATCCAGACACCGAAACCTCTAAAAACATTCTTGGAGAATCCACATTCAAACATAACGGCTACGAAGTTTCTTCTGACGCTGATCCATTCTATGCAGACACTACTTCTGATCTGTTTACAGCATTACAGAAGATTGTAGATGGACGTCTCAAAGACGATAACCTCAAAACAAAAGCAGTTGAGGTTCACCTTTGGACAGAAGCCACAGCAGGCAAGTATGAAGCATATCAGCAGGACTGCTACGTTGTGCCGACCTCCTACGGCGGTGATACATCTGGCTATCAGATTCCGTTTACCGTCAATTATACCGGCAAACGAGTAAAAGGAAAATTTGATATCAGTTCCGGCACATTTACAGCTGACAGCGAATAATTTTTTTTAGGAGGGCATAGAAAATGGCAAAAACAATTAATACAAACATTGATGATGGATTTCTTCTTTTCACATTCACGAACAAGCAGGGTGAAGTGTTCTCTTCATTCAAACTGAATCCTACCGACATCAACATTGCAGCAAGAGCGGAAGAATTGGAAACTTTCTTTGAACAGGCTCAGGAATCTGTTAAAAATGTCTCTTCCGGCAAAGAGATGGCGGAGATTAATAAGCAGATCGAGGACAAAATCAATTATATGCTCGGATACGAAGCATCTAAGGATTTATTTAAAGAACCAATTACCGCAACAACTGTTTTTGGAAATGGTCAGGTATTCGCTTATATCGTCCTTGACAAAATCAATGAAGCACTTACTCCAGAGATTGAAAAGAGAAAGAAAAAAATGCAGGAAGTGGTCAATAAGTACACGGAGAAGTATACAAAATGACCGCCTATGAGTTGCCCACCTCACTAAATATCAGTGGGGTGGATTTTTCTATCAGAACGGATTTTCGAGTAATTATTGACATTCTGGTCGCCATGAATGACCCAGAATTGGACGAACAGGCGAAAGCTGTTGTTATGTTACAGATTTTGTTTGAGGACTGGCAAAGCATACCCCTGGAACATCTTACAGAAGCTTGTCAGAAAGCTTGCGAGTTTATTGATTGTGGTCAATTCGATGATATCCCGAACAAGCCCAAACCCCGTTTGATGGACTGGGAACAGGATGGAGATATGATCGTTCCGGCTGTGAACAAGGTTGCTGGTAAAGAAATCAGATCAGTACCTTATATGCACTGGTGGACGTTTTTTGGATACTTTATGGAATCTGGCGAGTGCCTGTTCAACACCGTAGTTGGAATCCGGTCAAAAAAAGCAAAGGGCGAAAAGTTCGATAAATGGGAAAAGAAATTCTATCAAGAGAATAAAAACATAATTGACATAAAAACACGTCTCAGCGACGAGGAGCAAGCTTATAAAGATAAGCTGAATGAGATGTTGAACCTCAAATAGTTAGGAGGTGGACACATGGCTGCTGATGGCTCAGTCATTATTGATACCAGAATGGACACATCAGGCGTGCAAAACGGCGTATCAGCAATCAGGCAGTCTTTTAACGGACTTGGCAGCGTAGTAAAAAAAATAGGCGTACTGATTGGCGGAGCATTTGCAATTGGGAAACTGGCCCAGTTTGGGAAAGAGTGCGTAGAACTTGGTTCTAATCTGACAGAAGTCCAGAACGTGGTTGATGTTACATTTACAACCATGTCTGATAAGGTCAATGAATTTGCAAAGAATGCCATGACCTCTGCCGGACTGTCAGAGACAATGGCAAAAAGGTATGTTGGAACGTTCGGAGCAATGTCTAAGTCGTTCGGATTCTCCGAAGCACAGGCTTACGACATGTCAACGGCTCTAACGCAGCTGACTGGTGATGTAGCATCATTCTATAACATCAGTCAGGACGAGGCGTATACGAAACTAAAGTCTGTATTTACGGGCGAGACGGAAACATTGAAAGATTTAGGCGTTGTCCTTACGCAAAATGCACTTGACCAGTATGCGCTGGCAAATGGATATGGGAAAACCACATCTGCCATGACCGAACAGGAGAAAGTGGCTCTCCGTCTGGCTTTTGTACAGAAACAGTTGTCTGCCGCATCTGGTGATTTCATCCGAACATCTGACAGTTGGGCGAACCAGGTGCGAGTGATGCAGTTACAGCTGCAATCTCTCAAGGCGACAGTTGGACAGGGATTAATCAATCTCTTCACTCCTGTTTTGAGAGTTATTAATATTTTGCTGGGCAAACTGGCAACTCTGGCAAATGCTTTCAAGTCATTTACGGAGTTAATCACCGGAAAGAAATCATCTGGCCAGACAGGCACAAGTGGTGCAGGCCTTGCCGGGACAGATGCAATAGCTGATACGGCAGACCAATATGGAGATGCTGCCAACAATGCCGAAAAGCTGGCAGATGCGACAAATGATACAGCAGATGCAACTAAGAAAGCTACTAAGGCGGCAAAAGGATATCTTAGTCCTCTTGACGAAATAAATAATTACTCAACGGATAAAAGCACAGATTCATCGTCAAAAGTACCGGGCGCAACCGGCGGACTTGCAGATCAGATGAAAGATGCTGTACAAAATGTTGATTATGGAAAATTGGCAGAGGGTGAGACAGTTCTTGATAAAATGTCAAAACCGCTAAAAAAGATAATCGACAGATTTAAACAGTTGGCTAAGTTAATCGCAAAAGGATTCTGGGATGGATTAGGAGATTACGAACCAATTCTTGACGGAATAAAAAAGGATCTCGATTCCATATGGAAATCTTTAAAGGATATCTTCACTGATTCAGAAGTTGCTAAAGCAGCAAATAATTTTTTCGATTCATTCGCATATGCAATTGGACAAGTTGCCGGCTCATTTGCCAGAATCGGATTAACAATTGCGCAAAACATTATAGGCGGAATCGAAAAGTTTTTAAAGCAGAACACGCAAAGAATAAAGAACTATCTGATAGATATGTTCAATATCGGCTCTGAAATTGCACAAATAGGCGGAAACCTTGCAGTTGCTTTTGCTGATGTTTTCTCAGTTTTCGGCGAAGAAACTGCGCAGCAGATTACTGCTAATTTAATCGGAATCTTTACTGAAATTGGAATGGTTCTTACGGAAACAGCCGCAAAACTTGGCAGAGACATCCTTAACATGATTGCGCAGCCTTTTATCGACAACAAAGACATTTTGAAGTCAGCAATTGAGGGCAGCCTCGGAGTAATAGAAACTGTAACAAGTGGGGTCTTAACAGTTGTTCAAAACCTTAGTGATGCAATATCGAGGCTATACGATGAGCACGTAAAGCCGTTCTTTGATTCTATAGCGAATGGATTATCAAGCATATTTGAGACTCTGATAACTGGATACAACACCTATGTTCTTCCAGTTTTGCAAGGACTGGCAGAACAGTTCAAAGGGCTATTAGAGGGACCATTAGGGGATGCGATTTTAAAGATAGAAACATTCCTCGGAAAACTCATTGATTCTCTGAAACTTCTGTGGGAGTCGGTATTAGTGCCTTTGATTAACTGGATAATCGCGAATTTGCTTCCGGTCGTGGCAGAAATAATTAACGTTGTAGGCACTGTGGCAATCAAAGTCATAAAATCATTAATTAAAATAATTGGTGACGTAGCAGACACACTGAGCGGAATCATTGATTTTCTTGTCGGCGTTTTCACAGGAGACTGGGAACTGGCTTGGCAGGGAATAAAAGAGATTGCGGATGGAATATGGAATCTTATTAAGGATATTATAACTGGCACATGGGACGCAATTAAAACCGTAACAAAAGGCGCGCTGAGTATAATAAAGAGCATTATCAGTACTACTTGGAATGCGATTAAGGCATTAACTTCAACAATCTGGAACGCAATCAAAAAGACAATTTCTGGCCTTTGGAACTCTCTTAAATCCACAGCCAGCACAGTGTTTAATGCAATTAAAACTAAAGTTGTAGGCGTATGGGACAGCGTAAAGAACAAGACGTCTCAAACATGGGAAAACGTAACTACATTTGTTTCCAATAAAGTAGAAGCGATAAAAAATGCTATCACTAAT